TCTTTTTCTTACCATAATTATCAACCATTACTGAACTTAATTTACCGTTGTGGATATTTGGTATATATTCAATCAAGCTCGTATTTGAATATTCTTGTGCATATGATGTCAACATATATTTGAGTAATATCATACTACCATACGTTCCATTTAATACTTTTTTATTTTTTATTTGTAATATTTTGTTTTTTATCGTGTTTCCCCATTGAGCATATGTTTCATTGCCATTTCTATAACTAAAAATATAATCGGTCACACTATTTAATGATCTATTGATAGAATGAGTTGCTAAATTTTTAACATGAAATGTATTTGATGATAAAATATTTGAATTTACAAAAAAATTATAAAAATCAATATTTCGTCGTATTTCCGAATTTATTATTTCTATGATTTGTGTATTATAAATATCCAGATCCACCAATTTATCTAAATTATCATCAGAAACAATCATATCAATTCCGTAATTTTTTAATATTTTAGCAATGTTTCTATATGTTGGTATTTTTGTTTTTATAATAATATTTGGTATATCAACAAGCAAGTATACCTGATGAAGCAAATCACCATTTTTTTCTAATTCTATTTTAAAATTTGTTCCAAAAGTATTCTGTGTCTTTATTACTTTTGATGACTCATAAATTGAAAAATTTAATGGTCGTCTGTATACTGTTTTAAAAAATGTTATTGATGGATCGTCTATTAAATATAAATCATTCATACCCTTTGTTACAAGTTGCAAAAGAGCACCAGTCATTTATGCTATTTATTAATATTATATGATAATTTCTTTATATTCTCTTTTATAGAATCATAAAAATATTTAAAAATAAATTAATTGTATACGTTTTTTGCAACAATATAAACTCTTGTTATAACAAGCTCAATCTTAACATTTTTTTTAATAAAATGCAAAACATGCCATACCACCAATAATACGCAAAATTCTGTATTTATAAGAATAAACAGTAATATTAATATTTGTCGGCAATACAGCATTGGTCGTTGCTGTTACATTTGGATCAATATCCATCGTACTATATTGAAATATATCAGGATTTATTGTTAAATCTAGCATTGGATATGATATTCTTGAAAAATTGCATGTGCTCGATGGTTGATGTTCCTCAGGATACAAAGCAAATGAATATACATTTATTCCTTTGAGAGGAATGCGAGAATGATGAGTATATGGCACAACAGTATCAAAATAATCGGATGCATAAAACGATTCAGCCTTGCTAAATCTAGTTTGGTTATGCAATGTCAATTGCGCTCGCGATATTGGATTGATATTCGTATTTGCTATTGTTGAATAATCAAAATTAATGCAACGCAAATTTGAATTATAATTGTTAATATATGCATTTTTTTGACAAACAAATATTAATTCTTTACTCGATCCCGTAAAATTAAGCTCAATTTGTTCACTAGAATTTGTTAAATTTATCAATTGTTGTGTTTCAACAGTTTCAATTAAATATTCATGAGCAGATTTCGCAAATCTTGATCGTTCTTGTGATTCCAAGTATACATAATCAACCAAAAGATTTCCGGATAATGACAAATTAGAATTTTCCCATATATCAGTCAATGTTAATGCATTTTGTGTAAAGTCAATATAATTTCCATTTTGATCAATAATAGGCAATTTTTCAATATATGCACATCTCTCTATATTTTTTAATTTAATATTAACAAAAAATTTATTATATTGTAATGCGATTAGCGGAAATGCCAAGCCATTTTTTTTACAAAACCAAAAATTAAATGGAATAAATAATGAATAATTGGGTTTTGCATTTCTGTCATATGATGTCATTGCAATGACATTTCCCAACATTTTATTGTATAATGATTTTTGTTCTTGATGTGTTGTTAATTCTGTCCATATATCCATAAAATCTCCATAATGTTTGTCAATAATTTCACCCCCAATTTGAATTTCCACATAATCAATTATGGAATATCCCAATTTCTCATTCCATGCAAATTTCGCATATGGAGATATTGATTCCGATATATCATTATTAATTTTTTGAACATTTAAAAAATAATAATTTGTTACATCCTTGCATGCATTTATTGCTCCTGTTATTATATTCAAAACATCTTGCGCAGTTATCAATGTTGAATCAGTAAATCCATACACAGATGCTTGTGTATTTGTTGTAATATTATTTGCTAAATTTGTTAATATATTGTTAATATCAGTAGCTTTAAAATTCAATAATGATGCATTTGTTATCGCTGATTTTAATTGATCATTTAAATTATTAATTGTATTGTTGAAAATTCTTGTCAACTCATTTTGTATACTTGCATTTGTTGTTGCATCATATTGTGTATTATACGTTGTAGTAGTATTTGATATTGATGTTTTTATTGATGCAATATTTTCAATTTCAAATGCAAATGCTTTTCCAATGGCAATTTTGTAATTTTGAATTATCTCGGGCTCTGTTGCCGCAAATTGAATAGCATTCGTAATGGATGAAATATATTGCAAAACTGTTTGATTTTTAACATCGACCAATGATAATGCTGTTCTATATCCAGTCATATTAACTGTCATATAGCGTTTTATAAGAGCATAATCCGTTGTATAGTTCGGTTGACTATCACTATATGATACAGGATATGGCGTATTTAATACATTATATTGTGAAACTGTTAAATCCGACGCAGTATCCACTTTGCGAATATTTATTTGAGGAACATCTATCTGCAAATATGTATTGCTTATTAAATCACCAATATGACTCAATTCTATTGATATTGTCTTGCCAAAATCAATATTCCCCAAAGGTATTGAGATTGATTCTTTTGCAAAATTTGTATAACGTCTATATACACTTTTAAAAAATGTCATTTGTGGTGCTCCAGTCAAATATAAATCATCAGCACCATAAGACATTATGTTTATTAACCCTCCTGTCATATAATTAAAGAATATATAAAATTAATTCATTAATAAGCGCCAAAAGAGCATTAAGCAATCAATTAAATTAATTGTTATATTATGTATACTTGCGGATTAAATTCATGTATACGAACAATAAAAATAAATATTTGTTATTATTTGATTTTTTATTGATTTAAGCATGAATTATAACCGCATTAAAATTTTATTTTTACATTCTGTATACTTGCGGATTAAATTCATGTATACGAACAATAAAAAATATTTATGAAAATTATTGAGTAAAAACCAATGCTGCAAGCCCATCAACAATGCGCAAAATATTGTGACATATGCTATATGCTTTAAATAATACTGGAAAATTAATATTTACACCATTTTCAAATTGCATTTTGATAGCTATATCCTCAATTTGACTGGTATTAAATGATCCAGATGGTTGATCAATTAAATAGGGATATAATGCATATGAATAAGTATTTATACCTGCTTGTGGACTAAATTTGTTATTTTGTAATTGTTGCACATATTCAAAATATTTTGAATTTCTAAATGATAATCGTTCATTACCATTATTTAATATTGTGCAATTATTTATAATATTTTTACCTATTGGTTCATGCAAATTAACTTCATAATTTTCTGTTTTTGAAATTTTTGTTTGGTATGTATTGGTATAATTAAAGGAATCCAGTGAATTATAAATATATTCATATTGCACTGTCCATGCAATAAATTTGCAAGGATTATATGTTGTTATTTTTTGATTTGATGATGTATCTGTTATTTTTATTGTTGGTGTATAAAATAATTGATCTATCAAATAATCATGTCGCGATCTCATGAATTTTGTACGTTCTTCTTCATCCAAATAATAATAATCAATAATCAAAAAACAATCAACAAATTTTAAATTTGAAATTTGCGATATTGATGCTTTATTTGAAGTAGCCTTTATTTGTGCAAATATTGAAAAATTTGATGTTTTTCCAGTTATTAAATATTGCAAGCCATAATTACTCGTTAATAACGCCGAGACCATTGTCTGATTATTTATATCAAACGATGAATTTACGGATATACCAACCAATTTATTAGCTGTTATTTGATAATAATATAATCGTTTTGTGTTTATATCATAATCCATAAATATTCCTGCTCGCAAATCTCCATTTATATTTTGTTCAATATATTCGTATTTTACAAAATTAGCGACATCATCAATGCAAGTGATATATTGAGTTGGACTTAGTAAATAACAATTTATATCATTTTCAAATTCAATATCAATACGAATATCACTGAATTGCAAACTTGATAAGGGTATCACAGATCCTGATGATCGACAAAACCAAAATTGCAATGGTATAAATAATTGATATTGTTCTTTGGAATATGAAAATGTTATTAACTCTTCAACATCACCAATCATTTTTTTATATCCATAAGATTTATTTCCGGTGATGTCTCCTGTTAATTCTGCCCAAATATTTAACCAATCACCATAATGTTTATCAATTTGATATCCTCCTATAACTATTGACACGGATTTTATTAATGCAAAACCGATACGTTTAACCCATGCGAATTGTGTTTTTCCTGATGTTGGTAACAATACTTGTGGTAATATCACAGACAATACAATATTACCCATTAAATCGCCATTTTTAGCTATGGTACAATGAACTGTGTTTCCAAAATTAGCAGCATTTGAAAAAGATTGTGGAATTTGCTCTTTTGTAAAATTAGTGTGGCGACGATATACACTTTTAAAATATGTTATTTGTGGTTCACCAGTCAAAAACATATCTTCTTGACCAATTGCCACCAATTGTATTAATGCTCCACCCATTATAAACAATCAAGATAAATAAAATTCCACATAAAACACAATATTTTTATAAATTACAAAATAATTTACAAAATCAAATAATTATCTAATTGACAGATGCTGAGCGCAATAATCCTTGATATGTTCTAAGCACACTTGTCATTTCTGAATCCATATAATTCATGTTTTTATAAATGCATGTTTCATATTCTCCTCTGTTGCGTGCAAGCCATTCCAAAAGTTCATGTTTTGTCATAAGACGATCCATTCCAACTTCCACGCGATTTTGTGGGGCTTGACCCATTTTATTAACCCATTTTTGTAATGAAACTAATTTTTGCAAAACACGGATATATTTGTGTACTTTCACTTCAATTTCTCCCAATTTTTTCAACTTTGTTAAAACGGCTTGAACTTCCGATTTCTTAACTATGATGCCTTCGCGACCAAGTTCATTGACCAAATTTGAAATAATTTCAGCAAATACGTCAAATTGTGATCGCACTACTTCTCCTGGATAACCACCACGTTGACCCCCTCCATACATAGCAACGGCTTGTCCCATTGGCATAGCACCATAAACAAGATTTGTATAGGGAACATTGAGGTTTGGATCTGTGCGATAAGACATACTGTCTGCCAATGCAACACCAGTATAATATGCCAATTGTGCACGTTGAGTAATTGGATGTCTGAAATATTTAAGTTCCAATCCTGGACGTCCAAAATAATTAGAGGCAGGGACTGCAATTGAACCATTTGGCACAATTAGTTCGCCATTATTAAATTTGAGCCCTTTATTCAAAATGGCTGGATTTGCATATGCAAATGCCACGAGTTTGCGAAGATAATTCATCAACACTTCATTATTGCGAATAACTTGTTGAACACCAGTTCCAAACTTCTTTGGAAGAACATTTACTGCCCAAACATCAAATTGCAATGGCTCAATCAATTCTTGATCCATTTGACCATCATAGCGACGGCACGCTACATAACAATCAGTAAATTTTTCATTTAAATTGGCTGGCAAGAATTTAAATACTTGCAAAAGTTTCTCAATAAGACCAGGATCTGCTGAATTCAAATCCTTGACATTGAAAGTATCCTTATCACCCAATTCAGCAATGCAATTGCGCAAATCTCCATTTGGATTCAAAAAACATTTTTTAATGACATCTGAGCAACGCGGATGGGGCAAATTCAATGTTGTTCCATAGCAATTTTCTGGATTTGAAGAATCATAAATAACTTTTTCGCCTTTATCATTGATGCGGAACAATACACAATCTGGACCGCGGAACCAAATTTGATTTGTTGTCATGTCAAAAATGCGTTCAACTTTTTCACAATCATAATCGACTTCATTTGCTACTTCTTCTTCGCAGTTTTCTGCTCTGCGGTGTGCTTCAAGAGCACGTAAAACTGCAAATTGGGGATGGAATCCCCAATCTTGTGAGCGGCGCACATCGAAGTCTTTATCACATTCTCCACTTGTAAATGCTTCCCAATAAACTTCGCGCAAAAAATCCTGATTTATTTTTTGAACCTTTTCTCCGTCATAAACACCTGTAATAAATCCCGTTGGAACAAGTGGGATCATTTGCCAGAAAACTGTCCTGTCATCGGCAGATCCATCATCTTTGAGTTTTTTTAAATTTATGCGAACATCATTTGCAGTAATGGAAACAACTTCCAAATCTGTTAAAACATCCCAACCACCACCTGACATTGGATCACCTGGTTTAAAACCAATGGGATAATGTTTGAGTGTTTCATGTGCTAGCTTGTGCCTTTTTTCTCTCATTCTTTTTTCTCTGTCTGCCGAACTTTGAACTTTCGAGGATTCTTGTGGCAACCTCGTAATTGTCGAAAGCACAGATGGAGGATTTTGAACTTTCGAGGATTCTTGCGGCAACCCCGGAATTGTCGAAAGCACAGATGAAGGATTTTGAACTTTCGAGGATTCTTGCGGCAACCCCGGAATTGTCGAAAGCACAGATGAAGGATTTTGAACTTTCGAGAATTCTTGTGGGAACCAGACCGGGTAAACTGAAAAGCCTAATGGCTTATCAGTCCCAACAGCCTTATCAGTCCTATCAGCCTTATCAGTCCTATCAGGGACTGATAAGGCTGTTGGGACTGATAAATCTGATTTTGGTGTTGGTAAGCTCGTGTAAGGCGTCCGCAATCCTGGTGTTGGTACAGCTTTGTCAGATCTGCTGTCACTTTCAACCATAACCAACAATATTTTTTCATAAAAAAAGCGTGCGCCAGCATCAATATTTTGATATCTTGCTATGACTTGCGAAATAAAATTTTCAAGATTTTTATTGGTATTGCTATGGCGTGTATTCCACTTCTTATCAACTTTTGAGAGTTTATCGAGTGTTCTGTGAAAACATCCCAAATCTCTAATAAAATAAATAAATTGATGATGAAGTGATTTTTTTATTTGTTCAGAATAACTCGGAACGCAATCCGTATAATTTTCTGCAATCATCATTTGGTACAATTCAGAATTTTCAACTACGGATCTGTCTTTGATTGTGCTCTCGTCACCAAATACAGACTCGTCGTTGCCCCCAAAATTAGCTTGACAAAACATTGGAGCTTTCACATCGCCTCCAAAAAATGGTTTCATTGACTCGTCAAACGATAGTGTCATTCTATAATATTATATTAGCAAAAAAAAAATATTCAAAAACTTTTTATTTCGCGTAAAAATCAAATTAATTTCAAATGAATCAAAAACTATATTTTTGATTCATTTGAAAATATTTTATAGCAAAAAATAAAAATTATATAATTACTATATATTATATGGATATCAATATAACCCCCGAGCTTGAGCCGGCCATTTTTGTTATTGTTGTATTAGTTATAGCTATATCTATTTTGTTTGTTTTCAATATAATTCTTAAAAAAAAATCTTCCAATAATTGTTCGTGTAATGTGCAAAATCCTCAAACCAAAGAAGCACAAAAAGAACCAATAATTCGCGAACAAAAACAAAATAAAAAAGAAAATATATTGGCATTGTATTATGCTGATTGGTGCGGATATTCCAAGATATTCTTGCCAGAATGGGAAAAAATAAAAAATAGCGCAAATTCTGGAGAATTGGGAAATATCAAGTGCGTACAATTTGAATGCACTGAACAAAAGGATGAATGTATGAAAAATAGTATAAAAGGATTTCCATCGATGATTTTACATAAAATCGATGGTGCAAATATAAATTATCCCGACACAAGTCCACGAACTCTTGATGCTGTCAAAAAATTCTTAAATAACAATTTGTAAGCATTATATTATATTGCGCTTTTTCAATATTTCAAATTTATCCTCAGAAATATTATTATTCAATGCATAAATGCCAGCAACAAACCCAGAAACAGACATGGTTGTACTTGGAAAACAAACAGAAAAAAATATCATTTTTTCATAATTGTTTGAACAATCAAGTAATATATCATATCCCATTATCAATGATCCATATTCAAGAAATAAATACCTTAAATCAGCCTCCTTTCCTATTATTTGTCTGTAATATTTTATTCTGTATACAATACTATCATCACTGTAAGTTTTTTTAATTTTATTTCCGTCAAATTTGGAATCCATATATCTGTTCCACATTCGCATATAATCATAATACATCATCATATTATCCCTTACATTTAAATTCAATTTACTTTTCACTTTGTCAGAATCCAGAAAATCCAATAACATTTTTCCCCATTCGTTCATTTCTACTTCTT